ACTTTTGAATAAGCAGATTCTTTAATTTCTCGTCGTTAAGTTTGATAATTTTCGGGTATGTATTTTCCATGGTTATTTCGTTAATAATTGTTCGTAAGCCTTTACCCATTTATCGGAATTAATGGGATTGTTAATGTCGTAATTGGCCAGTACATATTGGCGGGCAACCAAACCAAGATTGCGTCGATATTCCTTATCCTCGATCAGTTTCTCGATGTGAGCGATAAACTCCTCGGTATTGGCCGCTAGCAAAAGATGTTTTACATCTTCCGGGTTCTGTTGATACGGACTATCACCGGACGTAAATGACTGGCAAATGCTCGGAATAGCCAAAGCCGAATTTTCAAGAAACTTCAAGTTTGATTTGCATTTGTTGAAAAACGTTTCCTTGCGCGGAATAATCACAATGTCCAATTTGAGATCGTTCAGTTTTTCGTAATATTGATCGGCCTTAACGAACGGGTGCCATTCGACATTGACGTTGCTCCAAAAAGCATATTCCTCGGAATATAGCTGTTTGTAGATGTCATTCTCGCCGCGCGGCGGCATAGACAGTAAAACCAACCTAACCCGTTTGTCGTTCTGATAGTGCTCCAAGATCGGCTTTAGCGGTTCAAGATCGCTTGTAACGCCCACCGATCCGGTGATTCCTATCCGAACAGTGTTGGTTTCATTGAATTTAGGCTCAGGGAAATAGAACGGGTCTATGCAATTCGGCAGCACCACGACGTTCTGGTTGATTTCTGCGTATTCCTTTTTAAGAGGTTCGGTTGAAACCGTAATCAAGTCTGCTTCGGTAACGAAATTATCTATACTCCGGTTGATCCTTTCCAACCCATTCGCCACTCTCGCCGCATCCATAAACTTGGTGAACTTGAACCCGTTGTCTTCCTTCATCGTGTCATCGTTGTCAAACACGATTTTCTTGCCATGCTTTTTTAAAATCCTTGCCAGTTCGATCTTGGCCCGCATATCCGGCCGGTGGAATACCACAATATCGGCCGCTAACGCCGCTTTGGCTTTGTCCTCTCCGGTCTTGTGATCGAGCGAAAAGGTAACGCGGTCGCCATCCCAGCCATTGGCTTGCAAGGGAAAAAGACAACGAACATTGTAGCAGCCGTGAAGTCCTGAACCTATAAAATATACTTTCATGTGATTATTTGTTTTTTAGAATTTTTATTGTTTCTTTCATCTCCTGAATTTTCAGCTTTTTAAGTTCTTCGAGCTGTTTCAAGTTATCTTTTACCGCGTCAATTTGCGCTTGAATGGAAAGCGGATCGATTTGGGTCATTGAATTGTATATATGCGGCTGTACCGCCTCCCGTGGTATCGAACCTGAAGGAATTGTCGGAGTTTCAATGATTGATTGCGCCACGGGCGGAACATAGTCCGGTTCTTTGGGCTGGATGATCTGTTTTGTCCGGGCGTTAATGATATTACCGGCTCGATCTATTGTTTCCGAGGTCTTAATCGGCCTCGGCGAAATTACTACTTTGGTGCTCATAATAATTGTTTACAAATTTGGGTGATGGCTCGCAATTTGCATTGAGCACCACCCAAACAATTAAAATTGATTAATTGCTAGTCAAATCTATCCTGCGCCTACGCCTGACGTGCTAAGAACCCTCACCCCGGCAGTACCTCTGTTCTCCACAACACCGTAGAGCAAATCCGCGGTAGTTAGAGTCGAAAGATATTCGGGGATGTAGTTGGATTGGATTCTCACGCCGTACTTTCCGGTCTTAGAACCTCCGCCCAGCGAGCCACCGCCTCCAAGAGGTGAAATAGCCCAGTGCAGCGCGTCCTTGTTCGCCAAAGCGTTGCAAGAACCGGCCGTACCCGACACATATTGCACGTTGGTGCTGATATATACCGGAATGCCGTACAGCGTGGCAGCGGGTTTCTTCGCGGTCGGGTCGTTGACCGGAGAATTGACTGCCAGGCTGAACTTGTCGAGATTTTGGATCTGCTTCCAAAACACGTTCGGCCTCACAAAGAACGCGCAATCTGACGTAGTGTCAATATCCGCCGATTCAAGCGCGGCAATAGCGGCCCGGATAATACTATCCGCCAAATCCGCGGTTGACGCACCAACACTGGTATCCAGGCTGATAAACAACGAAGCCAAAGCAACTTCAAGTTTCTTAGCCACGGTATATCCGGCGCTTTGAGCGTACTTCTCCTGCACATAGTAAGAATGTTTGACTTGAGCGGCCTCTCGATCTTCGATCGCAAAGGAACACTCATACCACTGATTGACCGATAAGGTGATCGCGGTTTCGGTGGCACCGTTCAAAGTGCGTATTGTTAAATTCTTTTTAAGAATTGGTTAGTCATTTCTGCTAACCTCTTATGGTTTCTTTTTCCATAAGGCCAGACTATTGCATCGGCTTTCGCCGTCCTCTCGCTTAGTCGTTCACGGTGGCTTTCGCCTTCCGCCTCGTTGGCATTTCAGCGTTCGAGACAATTAGAGAGAATTTTCTTGATTTAAGTATTTTATAAGTGCTTCTAAAATTTGTGTGTTTTCTTTTACTAATCCTATCGCCGTATTGCAGTTAGAACATAACCAACCTCTAAATTTTCCTGTTGTATGATTATGGTCTAAAACAATTCCATTTCTTTTTCTTCCCTCCTTTCCACAAACTTCACATAATTTTGGCCTTGGTCTTGGTGCTAATTTTTTTAAATATCTTGTATCTTTGCCACCTTTCCAATTCCAATGATTTTCTGCCCTGTGTAAAATACCTCTATGCTTTGCTGAACATTCCATTGAACAATACTTTTTTTGCTTACCATTTTTTCTCCTTTCGCAATGTTTTCCACAAACGATACATTCAAAATTGTCATTTCCTCCTTTATATCTTGGATTTTTATTTTTACTCCAATTTATAGACTTAAATTTTGAATAACATTTGTGATTGCAAAAATTCTTTTGATTCCTTAGTTGGCTAAGCGGTCTGTGTATTGTTTTTTGACAAGTATAACATTTCATATAGATTTATTATACTTTGTTTCAGTCGCATAATCAAGCCGCCAAAATTAACGGCCGTTGCGTTCGTCTTGCTGTTCGCGCTCATCTCGGTTAAACCGGGAGTATAAAGCGTATCGCCCCCGCCTGCCAGTTCCTGGCTTCTATCTACAAAGAAGTCAGCTAAAATTAACTTTGCCTTAAAAAAATCATTGATCCGTTCACCCCAAATCTCCGGAATAAATACCGCAAGAGATGTGGCGGATTCGGATGTCGTAGGATATGCCATAATTACTCACCCAAAGCTTTTTTGAAGGCTTTCATGTGTTCGTCGCGCGTTGCGCCAGACTGGACTCCTTTCGGTTTCTCTTCGGAACCGCCGGAACCCTTTGAAGCTCCGAGCTTGGCTTTTTCCTTTCGTTCATCGTCTTTTATCTTTTCTTGATAAATCGTGAACAGAGGGTCTTTGATCGCTTCCGGCAAGGAAATCCCTTTGCCCTTGGCAATCACTTTGGCCTGGTCGATAGCTTCGTCCGACAACCCGCGAGCAATCAATTTAAGCTCATCAGAAATCTGTGGGTCGTTATTCTGTTGAGGCTTGGCTTTGAGGGCTTTAAGCTCCTCTTCGGCTCTTTTGGCTCTCGCGGTCAATTCGGCTTTCGCTTTTAGGGCTTCCGCCAAACTGGCTTTGATTGCCTCGGCGTCCTCATCTTGCGCCGTTTCGTTGCTATCGGTAGCTTCGTCAACCTCCGTGTCTATGACCACGGCGTCATCAGTGGTTTCATCCATTGATTTTGCGCGGATTATGCCCCGCGCTGGCGTTGCCGGTTTGTGCAGTGCCGGTATGCGGATGTATGGGTTTAAAGCCATCATCGGGCTTCATTGATCTGTTCTTTTGCTTTTGGTTTTTCACCAAACAAAACTTCCAAATTGTAAAATGCTTTTTCGATACACTCCCTGGCGTCGGCGATTCCGCTCACATCTTCTTTGGCAAAAACCTTTTTTAAGGCTTCTTCCTCCAAAAAACTGATCAAGTAATTTTTGACGTTCTCTTTGGTGTCGCTGTCTTGATAGAATGTTTGAAGTGATTTCATACGGGTACTTTTCCTCCTGAGGCGTTAAGCGATAATGGTTTCGGCTGTTGTTTTGGATTGCCTCCCTCTTGCGGTTGCATTTTCGCTTGCGCTTCCTTCATCGCCGTATCCTGCCGGTTCTTTTCCGCGATCGCTCCGGTGATCTGAACCGGGCTGATTCCGGCACCGGACAATTCGATGATCTTAAAGAGCAACTGAGAAGCAACGGGATCATTGGCCAAGCCAGGGTTTGAGGCATAAACAGTCAAAATGTTGTTCAAGCTCTCTAATGTCGCCGCCTTGTTGCGCTGTTCGCCGGTAATATTGACAGTTATTTTTGCTTTTAAATTTTTATAAAAATCTTTCGGAATGCTGATAAACCGCTGGCCTTTGGAAACTTTAACCAGCTCCTGTGCCATTTCGTAATACTTATCGAAGTCGTCCTGATATACTTCTTTGCCGGACAGGATCATCTCGATAGCCTTACCAATCGCCTCTTTCGTGGAAAACTTATGGTCGATCTCTTTTAATTCTTCAGGTGAAAACTCATAAGCTAGGATATGCTCACGATTTAGCTTTGTCGCCAAGAACGGCATTACCCAATCATCAAATAACTCAGTAATGAAGATTCCCAATTCTTGCTGCAAGGTCTTGAACACGCTGGACGATTGTTGCAATACGGTCGCCTGCAATCTAAATGGAGTGCCGGACGGCGGCGTATCGCCTCTTTGTGCCGAATAGGCGGACGTGGTTTTTTCCAGCTGGTCGTACCATTGAGCAATTAAATTCTGGTATTGCGTCAATCCGCCGGATGGCAATAACTGCAACGATTCAATCGGCTTTCCGTCCTCAACCTCCAATATCGTACCGTCATCGGTTTCGGTTAATAGATTGCGCCCTTTAAGTTTCTTGGACGCCGACTGCGCAATTACTTTGCTGGTATATTCCATCGCCCGGTACTGCTTCAGTACCGCGTCGTTGGTCCATACTTGCGCTTCTTCTCCCTCCTCAAATACGCCGCAGCCGAACGCCCGGCCTGCTTTGGGCTTGCGGGCAAGGTATTTATAAACTTTATCGGTATCGTCCTCCCAATAAAGCGGAATATAGCCATCGGTCTTTTTGTTGGCGTCGGTCGGATTTCCGACCACATAATAAAGTTGATATGAGAATTCCTTTTCGTCTTTAGGACCGTACTTCTTGCCATCGCAATTCTTGAACACCGCTTTGCTGAATTCACCTCGTATCTCATAAACAGGAATACGCTTGCCGGTCGTGCCTTTAAATTTTTCTAATACTTGGTCAATATTGTGCCATTCGGTCATTTTGCTAATCTCAATCGGGGTCATCCAGTGTACTTCAACAATCGCGCCGCCGGTCATGTCCACTTGGTCGTTCATCACATTCTTCCACTCGGGCAATTCAAAATATAATTGCTTTTCGCCGTTTTTGTCTTTTTTGACTACTTTCTTTACCAGCAATGAGCCATATCGGGTGTGCATATCCCGCATATCGTTCAAGATTTTAGCGAAATTAACATCCTTCATCCAAACCTGAATGTCTTTGCTCAACAGCCAGCTTTCCAAGTAGTGATTGCCGTCATCGGACGTGATGCTGATGTCTTTGGTATCCAAATCCTTGGCGGTGTTCTCAACATCACAAATGGCATTAAGAATTTGAAAAAAAGGCTTATCTCTGCCCAGTTCGTCTTTTTGCCCGTTGAGATATTTTGAATTTGAATAAAACTCGATCGTGCGGATCAAGTCTTTCTGCTTAAACGACAAACCATCCACGATCTCAATGGATTTGTCGTAATTACTTTTTAAGTTTTCGAGTTCCGTTATAATGGCTTTGCTCATCTTGCGTTGTTTTTTAAATTTTTATGGCGGCTCTCCGATCGCTCCAAATCTTCGATCGGGTCAAGCTTCTCTTTGAAGCTGTCCTTTATGCAGTAAATTGACCTGATCAAAGCGAACTCTGCGGGATCGGATAATGTCGGGCGCTTTGTTTTTTCTGTTTTCATGTAACAAAAAAGGAGCCGGTTAAGGCTCCTCCGCCACCAAATGGGTGCGGTTAGAGATTTTATTCTTTTATTATTATATCACCCCTGAATTTGGAATGTCAAATTTTTTTGTGGACGATAATGTCCTCGATTTTTCTGATCACGCATAAATGGTCAAAATGCAGTACCGCCGAATTGGATTTGATCTTTAAGGTGTTGTATTGCTTCAATGTTTCAAGATTGTCGCGGTGCTCTATCGCCCAATTCAGAAAGTCGGAAGTGATCGGGTCCAATCCCATAACCTCGAACTGGATTCTTTTCGGGCGGTAATATGAAGAAGTGTTGTTCAGCATTATCTTGTTTGATTTTGGGTGTTTTTCAATCTCGAAAGAAGCCGGTCGGCGCGTTCGGCTTCTTCATCGCCAGAGCCATCCCTTACCAGCGAAACCAGCCCGTATCTTACCGCGTCCATCGCGTGATCAAACCCGACTTCCGGCTCGTTGATCACTTTGTCGTTCTTGTCGGTTTGCCACAGATAATTACGAAACTCCTTAATGATATCAATGCTCCGCTTGGTCATTGAGATCCGCTGCGCTTGAACCAAAGCAATGCCATTATTCACGCTATCGCTTCCTTTTTCTGCTCCGACAATGCTTATCCCGTAGCTGGCGATCTCGTCGATGCTTTTCGGCTCCGCGCTGTCGGCAATCACCAAAGCGGTATCGTGATTCTTGATAATATCGGCAATTTGTTTGTTGCTTAATCCTTTCTGAAAGGTTATCTCGTCAAGGATATACCCCCCATTGTAGTAATAAATCGCCACAATCGCCGTAGGATCGTTGGAATAGCCAAAGTCCATTCCATACCGCTCCAACCTCGCTTCATGCGGTATATCGTCAATTATGGCCCAATCACGGTATATCCTGCCTTCGATAACCCCAAGTTGCCCAAGTCCGTAAACCTGCCACCAATCTTTTCTGTTTTTGCGCTGTTCAATGCTGGCAACGATCTGCTGGCTTAACGCCTCATTGTCCTTGTAGGTCAAGATAATCTGCTCCCAGTCATCACGCTTCGGCATAACATCGGTGAACAGCCAAAACTCGTTGGTCGGATTGTAGTCAAGAAAAATAAAATCTTTTGTCCTGACTTCCAATTCTTCAAAAGCGGAAAACAGAACATTGTTGACCTCGTTTATGAATAATCTGTCGCGCCGCGCGCCTCTTACTTTTTCGGATTGGTCAACCGAAAAAAACTCAATCTTGCTTCCTGTTTCAAAAGAATAGATGTGGTTAGTTCTGTCCCAGTTCTTGTCGCGGAAGTATCGGTGCTCCTTCATTATTTGAAGAAAGTCCCTCTC